TAAGATGCATATCCCAAATCCAACTATAGATATTCTTAGAGTTTTCTTTCTTGTCTATCTCAGCTACAATCTTAGGTGCTGTAGCTCTGTATCTACCAAATGAAGATGTAAATGTAGGTAAGACAGTAAACATGTAGTCTCTCCAATCTTCAAATACTTTAAGTCCGTCTTTACCTAATGCTTGTGTTGCAGCAGTAGCAATATATGAGCCATCGCCTCCACCGTCTCCGTCATCGCCACCAGAGTCTCCTTCATCTCCAAATCCAAAGTCATCTGAAAACTCATCAGCAGACCAATCGCTATAATTATCAGCATCATAATCACTAGCACCTATACTTGAAGCTGAGTCAGCACCTCCATCAAAACCACCAGGAGAATCTCCACCTCCATCATTCCAGTTATAATCACTACCATAGAATGTCGTCCCTGCTTGAGGGTCTGGTTCACTAGGTGCAGTTAAAGTTAAATCAGGTAATTCAAAATCAAATAGACCCCCTAATAATCCTGGTTCTTCTGTTGCTGTAGGTAAATCATCGAATGTTTCTTCTATAGCAGCGAAGTGTTCATCAGAACCCCATCCATATTCTTCAGCTGCCATCTGTTCAAATGTATCTGCATATCCTCCCATCTGGTCTGCATAAGCTGCTTGACCTGAAGTAATAGGATTACCGAATGCATCTGTGCTTCCCGTGTAACTATCTAATGTAGGTGAAGCACCTAAGTAATCTCTAGTAAATGAATTATAGAAGGGATTAATACCCATAGATAATTGTTTAGCTGTATTTAACATACCAAACCCAGGAATCATACTAGCCAATGATAACTGCCAATCAGGTGTATTCTGCATATCTAAAATATACTGGTCTAATTCACTTAATGGGTTTCCGAAGTCATCTGTATAATATGCACTAGCATAATCAGAACCATAAATATTTAAAGGACCTGATGTAGAAAAAGAGTCGCTACCTGAGGCAGGTACTTCAGGTGTAGTAGGAGCTGGAGTAGGAGTAGGAGTAGGTGAATATCCTGGAGGTTGAGTTCCGTCTCCTAAGTCTGGTGACCAAGGCATATTAAATCCACCACTTGTTCCCCCTGTTTTTCCGCTTATTGCTTGAGTTAATGCTTCAAAAGGATTATCAGAGAATACAGAACTAGATAATGGCTGATTACCAGCACTAGGTTGATATATTCTAGATACCTTAGGATTTGCAAACTGTTCTGCTAAACCTAAGTCTGAGGAAAAGAAACCCATTTAGTTCTCCTTATGCGAATGTTGCGTTCTTAGTTGTACAATATAATGATGAACCATCTGATACACAATCAAGTAAAGTAATACCACCTTGATTAATAGAGATAGTTCCTGACTCTCCAGGGAATACAAACTCACTACCAAATAGTAAAGCATTGCTGTCTGGATTATCAATAATAAATTTAGCTGTTACACCTGCTGTCTGATTAGAAGTATCTAAAGTATAACCTGATGCTGTTGCAGTGACTACAAATACATTAGCATTAAGTAAGTTAGCTGTTTGGTCTGCAGTCATAGTTAATTCTTCAGCAGCTGTAGGATGTGCTTTAGTAAATGTTTCAGGAGTACCTAGCGTAGCTATAGTTTGTCCGTCTACTGTTGCATTCTCACCACTTACTGTTAAATCATTACAGGTAAAGTTCTCAGCTGAATTACCATTAACATCTGCTTTAGAGTTAATTGCAGTTCTTACTGAGACAAACTCAGTATTAAAGTCATCTCCTGAAATAACCTTAGACGCAGACGAATCAGGTAGTGCATCTTTACCAGCCCAGTCTACTTGTATAGTATAATTTGACATTAGTACATTTTCCCTTGTTTATAAAATAATGTTATTGATTGTAGTGCAGTTCTATATCCGTTAGTTACACCATCCATTTCAAACCTAAGATACTTAGCATCACCATATAGTTGAACACCAACTTCTTTTAGTCCGTGTATAGGAGCAAACTTAGCTGCACCAAACAATGAATTAGATTCTCCCCACTTATATGCAGTACCACTTAAAGGTGCATTAACTGTAAATGTCTCTGAAGTAGAAGGTTGTAATTCAAAGTCTTTAAATGCTTTAATACCTACTTGAGTTCCACTACCACCAGATACTACCATAATAAGTTTCTTTAAGATAGAAGACACAAAGCCTTGTCCTAAATCTAATACTGATGTGGAGAAAGAACCTGTGTATGGTGTCTCTGTATATACTCCATCTGAATATGTTACTTCATAGTAACCCTCATATGTGCATATATGTCCACTCTCTTCACCAAATAATAAACCATAGTCTTGTGAGTAAGTAAACGATATTGGTTGTCTATCACCATCGAAGTTCCATTTAGTTACCCTAGGTACATCTCTCCGTGTATTATAAGTCAAGTCAAATACATAAGTAACATTTAAGTCTGTAAATGATAATAGATATAGACCTTCATTAAGAACATACACTGACCGAACATCTTGAGTATTCTGTGTATTAGAAATAATCTCATCATTAATAGTAATAGATATTTCTTTTAGTGGTAACTTATCGAACTCAGCAGTTCTTTGTAGAGACCTAACACCAGTATCAGATAAGAATAATAAGTCATCACCTACTGCTTGTATTGAATCTCTGAATACAGCACCAATACCTTTAATGACTTCATCTAATTCTATATTAGTAACATCCCAAGGATTATTATATATAGCTATGTTTTGTTTACCGAAGATAACTAACTTACCACCAAAGGAATTGATAGATACTATTTCATCATTACCCCATACATACTTAAGGTCTATGTATCCAGCATCACCATTGTTAAATGCTACTGGGTCTTCACCTTTAGAGTAGTATAAAACTGTGTTATCTTCGCTGACTCCTCCTACCCATAATCTTCCGTACTCACCTAATGCAGTAGAAGGGTCAAATGTAGTAACACCAGCTGGAGCAGAGTAACCTGCATCTGCAGACATTAAACCCCAAGAACCTCCTGATAGTAAATGTACATCTTCTCCACCTTGTACAGCTACTAATCCTAAATCTGTATCAGCGAACTGCCAGTGGTCATCTGCAGCACCAGTATCATAAGCATTAGTAAATGCATATAAATAACCTGAACCATCTGTATTACTGAAGTCTACTTCATAGATGTATTGTCCAGCTGCAGCCCATATAGTTCCATCAGCTCTATTCTCAAACAAAGAACCTACATGATTACCATTAGATTCTGCGTTAGTCTTTTGATATAATCCTTTTCTGAATGTAACTCGGTTACCTTCTGTATATACAATATTGTTTGCCTTAGTAAAATAACTAGGGTCAAGTGCAGTAGGATGTGTCTGAGTATCTAAACCATTGATACCAATAGTATCTAATACTACAGCTTTTAAACCTTTACCTTGTAACATAATACCAGTCCCTCTCGTACTCAAAGTTTCCAGCGTCTAGCTGAACTGTTTGATTAAGCACATCTCTAGCTTCAGCAGCTACAGCACTGTATTGTGTTCCTCCATCTTCACCTCTCTCTGCTATGGCTCTAGCCCAAGCACCTAAGATAACTGGTTGAGCAGGAACTCTAAGTATCTGAGAAGCTTCGGTTAATTCTTTCTGTGCACCTACAATATTAACTGCTATAGTTTGTCCAGCTTCTGTAGTTGTAGGGACAGGATAAAAATCTATATTAGCATCTGGTTCTCTACCAACACCAGCTTGAGATATGCCATTGAGTGCGTAGTATCTAGGCTCACCTTCATCTATTTCAGGAAACACTTCTTGGTTTAACCATGAGTTATTTACTTGTTCTAAAGTTTGACCAGTATCTTTATTGATTACATCTAGTATTCTAAATGAAGTACCAGCACCTCTAAGAGCATCACCTAATGTGTACTGCATATTACCTTTTCTTAATACCAAATTGAATGTCTCTCTTAATGCATTCCAATCATGATAAGATTCTACATTCTTCTTAGAGTCATTAACTAACTCACATATTAATTTCTGATAAGGTGTCAGTGTAGATGAAGTTAAATAACTACCTGACCAATCAGACTCGATAGTATCTTCTCTTAATCTAAGTAGTACACTATTAACTAATTCTCTGAAAGTCATTACTTACTCCTTAATATTTAGAGCCTGTCCTCTTCGCACATCTGCCCATCTTCTTACATTTAGATGGAGTAGGACACATTTTGCATGGTTTGAATTTATTCTTCATTTTTTCTTCCTTTTAACTTTAACACAATTATTAACTCGCTTGCCACCTTTCATCTTAGTGCCTTGCTTTTTATAACCTTTCCAACAGTTCTGTGCTCTCTTCTTTACCACTTTACTTTATCTGCCCAATATGCTGCTGACATCTTTCCTTTATTAATATTCTTAGCGTGTCTTGCTTTGAATGATTTACGTCTTGCTGCGTATGACTTAGATTCACCAGATTTCTTAGGAGAACCTTTAACACCTTGCTGTCCAAAGCGTATTGTCTTAACTTTGTCACCTTCTTTTGCTAATACAACATGTGATTTAGTAGGATGTGATGGAGTTCTCTTAGGTTTATTATATCCTGAGACGCCTAATTTTGCCATTCTCGAG